AACTGCCGAATCAATAAATTCTGGTAAAGTTTCTGTAAAAAATCCTCCAACTATTTCAAATGCACTATTTACTACTTCTGGTATTTGTTCAAAGATTTCAGATATTGTTTCAAAAAATGTTTGAAACACTTCCGCTATATCTTCTAGACCTAATGCACTCAATATGTTTGCTCCGAGTTCTCCAACTAATGACAATATGTTACTTGCCAATCCTGTTATCCCTGTCAGCAATCCGCTGAATATTGTTCCGATTCCTTTTGTAAACAAATCTACATCACCATTAATAATTCCAACGGCTGTTTGCACAATTCCCTCAATAATCGTCATAACAGATTCTATTACTGTCGCCACCCCTTGAAAAGCATTTGTAAATAAAGGTGCTATTACATTACAGAACCCTACCCACAACGACTTGAGAACATTAATTACTCCCGAAAAATCTACATTCAAATTTAATAATGTTTCTTTTATATTGTTTATCGACTCACCTATTTTTGTTTTGACTTCATCAAATACAGAAACTATTTTACTTCTAAATGTTTCATTTGTTTTCCACAATGTAACAAAAGCCGCAACCAACACTCCAATAACTGCAACAACTGAAAGAACAGGAACTAGCATCCCACTGAATCCTGCCATAAGGCTTGATATGATTGCAGGAATACCACCCATCTGCATTGCCAAACCTGCATAGCCTGCTCTCACAAGGTCGATTGATGCTTTTATTGTTTGTAATGTTGTTCCAAATGTTTTGAAAGCTGTTACTGCCATCGAAACAAATTTAAACAATTTACTCATGATAAGCATAACTGGTCCGATAGCCGCCAAAACTAAACCAATTCTAACAATCATATCCTGTTGTGCATCTGTCAAATTATTAAATTTAGTTACTAACACATTAATGCCATCTGCTAACTTTCTGATATATGGTGTCAATCTTTGACCTATTACAATGCCTGCCCCCTCTAATGCGGATTGTAATAATGTTAAAGAACCTTTTAAATTATCCAACTGTGTTTCTGCTTGTTGTGCCGCTGAACCTGTTGCACCCTTCAATCCTGTTTTAAACTTATCTACTGTTTTTGTTGTTGCCGCTGTCATTTTGTTAAAAGCATTCATGCCATAGGTGGTAAATATTTGATTCTTTGTTGCGTTTGCTTCTTCATCGGACATACCTGCAAAGGCTTTTGATAATTCATCCACAATATCATTAAAATCTCTAGCTTTTCCAGAACCATCATATGCGGATATTCCCAATTCATCTAATGCTTTTTTTGCCTTTGATGTTGGAGTATAAATATCTGCCATTGCTCTGGCTAACATCGTAGATGCTTCTCCACCTGTTATATTCTGCTCAGCTAATCTTAACAAACTTAATGTTGTGCTGTCAACACTTTGTTTATAATTGTTTGCTGTAGCCGAAACACCAGATAAGGCTTCTCCTAATCCTCTAACATCGGTATTAGCCAATGTTGCTCCTTTTGCCATTAAATCAGCATACTTTTGAGCGTTATCCATTGAATCTCCGAAACCTTTTACAGAAGCCGTTACATACGTTGCCGCACTATCAAGACTCATTGCTCCTGCCGATGCCAAACTCAAAACCGTTGGAATTGCCTTGATAGATTCATCTGCCGACAAACCTGCTTGTGCTAATATGTTTAATCCTTCTGCGGCTTCACTGGCTGTATACTTTGTTGTAGCACCCATGTTCAAAGCCGTCTTTTGTAAGTTCTCAAAATCTTTATTTCCATTTTTGATTTGTTTAGTCGTGATTCCCATTGTTGCCGCGACCTGTGACATAGCACTCTCAAATTTAGTTGCTACACCAACCGAAGCCGCCCCAACACCAACAAGAGGGAGAGTCAAACCTTTTGTTAACCCTCCCCCTACTGTGGAAAATGCACTGCTCAAACCTTTTAACTTTTGTTCCGTTGTTGCTCCACTTGCTTGAAACACCTTTAAATCACTAATTGCAGACTTAAATCCACTTTTAAATTTGCTTGTGTCAAGTTCAAGAAAAGCAACCGCTGAACCCATGTTCAAAGCCATGCTTATTCCTCCTATATGTCTTTGTAAAAATCAGAAAAGTTTGTATAGCTTTTCTCTTTTTCTTTTCCATTATCTAATGTTATCCAGTGCGGAGTCTCTTTATTTTTAATCCGCATTAAAACATTAATGCAAGCTTCATTAAAACAATATGCTGTGTATTCATCTTTAATAGACATTACCTCACTTGGCAAACAACCAAATTCTTTTGCAATTGCAATTACGTTTTCGACGTTTCTAGTCTTCACGAAAATTTTCTAAATTCTTTACCCCTGTCTGTGTGTAATTAAAAATAAACAACATTTGCTCATCCGTCAACTGTACACCTGCTTCTTTGATTTCCTTATATGTTGGTTGCACGAATACCTCTCCTGCTATTGTATCAATAACGGAAAAGATTTCCTTTAACATATTATCATCAGAAGCATTTACCGCTGTACCATCATTCATAAATAATTCATTTGTTTTAACTAATAATTCGTTCGGAATTTTCCCATTTTTAGCCATTGCTAAAAGTGATGGTCTTTTAAGTTTTGCAACAAAAGGCTGTGTCGGTGCAAACGGTGGTAAAGTGACTACCTCGCCTTGTGCATATTGTTTTAATTCTTCAATACTTGTTATCGCTAACTGTTCTCTATTTACTTCTACTGCCATTCTCTCTTACTCCCTTAATCTAATTTTGAAACTTCTGTTGAACTCCTACCGCTCATAACAATAGGGGAATTTTGTTCAGCACTTCTTGTACCTGTATCAGATGCCGTTGCAAACCCTGTTGGTAATTCATCCACATAACTAATCTTATATGGTGCCTGACCTTTCTTTGGTGCTGAATTGATTGTGTATTCTGGTAATCTAAATACATCGTCCTCTGAATTTAAAACAACAGGTGTTCCTTGACAATTCGGGTAAGTAATTAATTCATACTTAACGATTTGTCCAGAACTATCATAAACAGCAGAATAACAATCTAAATCAAATACTTCTCCTTTGTCTGTACTGCCTGCGGCTGGTGGCTCATATGTTGGGTAACCATCTGAACTATCTCCAACCGTTCCACCTTGAAAAATCTTAACAACATCGGGGATAAACACATTGTCTGTTAACGTGATTGTGTGCCCTGTGATTGTTGTTGTTGCCGGTTTTTGTGCAATCAGTTTTCCCAACTTAACTAATTTTATTGCATCGCTTTCCTCTGTTTGTGCTTCAACTGCAATCTTATTAGCTGTGTCAACTGCTATCTCAACTGCTGTTGTTCTAACGACAACAAGCGATACGTCTATCGTTGGGATTCCATTTGCGGCTTTCTTTGTTGCTGCCATGCCTTTCCCTCCTTACAAATTCCAATTCTCAATCTTTCTTGTGCCATAATATTGGAAACTAATCATATGCCCTTTGACACTATCATCATAATAGCTTGGTGTTTCATTTCCTGCATACATGGCTAACGGAAAAATATCTTTCATTGTTCTTTTTACTTCCAGAACAAAACCTTCCAACTCTGAATAACTCTGTTCTGGAACATAACACATAATTGTGTAAATTGGTCTTTCAGACGAAACTATTAATGGCTGATATGCTCCATCATGTTTGATAACAACATATTTTGATATGCACTCTCCTTTATGTTGTGATGGAAAATACACATCAAAATTATTTTGTTTTAATAAATCATAAATTTGTTTTGATACTTCTTTCGCCATCTTCTACCTCAAATGTCCTAACAGCCTTGTAAATCCATTTAAAATTTCTGGACTTACGTTCTGTACTGTTTCTTGTAAAATTGCATATCTACGTTCATGTGCCAATTCTAACCACTTACCATAATCAACACCATGGCTGATATAGATTCTTGTTTTGTCACTGCCTGTTTCAACAAAACCTGTTAACCTTTGTACTGCATGACCTGTTCTATTTGTCCACCTTTTATGTGTCTTTGCATAATTCTGAAACTTTTTTGCTCCCTCTGTCGCAAACATTTTTATAGCAATCTGTGATTTTGTTTGTGCTTGTGCTAAATTGTTTAACAACTCGTCTGCTTTAATTCTTACCATTAACAACCAACTCCAATGATATGTCACACACAATGTTATACATTTGTATATTATTTTTCTCAATAACCTTATATCTATTTGAACCAACCTCTAAAATATGTCCATTCTGTATAGGTTCTGAATCCTCATACTTTAACAATAACAATGGTTGACCTTTTGAATGTGTTTTTGTCCCATCTGAAATGTTTTTTGTTATATAACCCTTTGATGTATGAAAAAGTCCTCTTACATCAACGATACTCTTTTGTTCTCCTGTTGGCTTTCCATATTCATCACAAACTAATTCGTTTATGTGATATGTTTCTCCATGCATCTGTATTTCTCTTACAATCTTGTATAGTTCAAATTTCAAATTTCTCATAACAATGTACCTGTATTTGGTGTTACATATTTCTGTGCTAACATTTTAAAATAAGAAGAAGAGTCTTTTGTTGAGATTCCACTAACGTCTAAACCTGTTGTTTCTGCCTTTAAAATTAAACACTCATAACTTGCCTTTCTTACATCCCCATTGTTCTTTTCTAAATAATAAACTAATTCTTCATCAGAAAAGTAAGGGATTATGTTCTCCCTTACATTCATTTTTAACTCTTTCAGTGCATCCATAAACACACAACCTTTTTACAATTTTGCTTCTTTAACTGCTCTCTGAATAATTCTTCTTGCTTCTGCTACATTTTTAGCACTCTTTGTATTTATATTATGAACCTTTGCAAATCTCATAAGTTGTTCTTTATTCATTTCACTAATTGGAATAGATTCAATATCTTCTGAATCTTCCTCTATAATGTCTTGTTCAACAACTTCATGTTCTTGCTCTTCCACTTCTTCTGTCTTCATGCTACCACCAATAATCATGTAACCTAATCTTTTGTATTTGTTTTCATATTGTTTCATGGTAACCTTTAACATATTAGGTTTTGTTGGTTTTCTAATTGTTACAAACATTTTTTACTCCCCCTTTCTAAACTTGGTCAACGGAGTAAATAAACACTTGGTCGGCTGTTGGAAAATCTGGTAAACAAATCTGCGTAACTTTTGTTTCCACGTTTACTGGGTCTTCTTTTGCCATTGTTGTAACCGCAACTCCTGTATCAGTAATCTTAACATTTGAAGCCGCTAAAGACATAAGGTCGGATTCCTCTGGTGTTGTTCCGAACCATGTCTGTCCTAAATTTCCACTTGGGAATAAAACAAAAACATCATCGTCAACATATCTCTGTACAGCTCCACTTTCATCAACATACTTCTTATCATTAATTGCAATTTCAATGTTTAATTCATCAAGAATAAACTGCTTGATTTTCGCATCTGATAAAAAACCTTCTCCATCTGTAAGAACAAAAATTGATTTCTTAATTTCTGTATTCTTTCTGAAATATCCCATAACGGTTGACGAAGTAACTGCTCTTGTTACCTCAACCCCTGTATCCTCAAGAATCTTATCCTTTGCTGTTCTAATATCTGTAAGAATTGATGCCGAAGGGTCACTCCAAACTTTTGTTACGTTGCTCTTGTGGTCGTCTGGCATTCCATAATCATACTCATAAACCTGTCCATTTCCCTCCATAGCAATAGCACCTGTTGTAAGAGCCATCATTCTCATACGCTCTCTCTGTGCCGCCGCACCTTTTAACAGTTCCATTTCATCATCAAAAATCATGTTAACAATGGAATCAATAATACTTTGATTTCCTGTTTCAATAACTTTATTTAACTCCTGCCGCATTTCTTCATCAACATATTTTGATTCTTTAAAGAACGGCATTTCTGCGGATAATTTCTCAAATCCGATTCTTGGTCTTGGAATTGCAGATGCATCAAAAGCACTTGGTTTTAAAACAATCGGTAACCCTTTTGCACCTTTTAACCACTGTAATTTTAATCCTAACTTTTTATTGTTTGGGAATAACTCCTGCCCCATGTAAGGCTCTAAATTCTGTTGTAATAATTCCCAATAAGCGACAATCTCGCCACTGATAATTAAATCAAAAATTGACATCTTATACCTCCTAACAAGCGATGAATTTAATCATCGGCAATGCTTCTTTTACCTGCTCTGTAATCTTTGCTTTTGTTGTTGTATCAATACGGTTTGTATTAACAAATCCAAAAATCAAAAGTGTTCCGTTTGCATCCCCTATTGTTACATCCACATCATGCAGAAGAACTCCTACTGCATCAGACTTTTCAGTAGAAGAACCTGCTTTTGCCGCTGTAAACGCTGTTGTTCTGTTATCAAGGTCACCAGTTAATGGTGTGCCTGCCTTTACAATCTTTCTTCCTAAACTATCAGCCGTTGCCACTGAATCATCAACAACAACTCCAACTGATTCTTGCAATTCTACATTTTTAAGAATTTGCGTAATGTTTCCATACTTTTCTGTTTTAATTCCTGTTTGATTAAACATCTTGTTTACCCTCCTAACTATGTGAAAAATAACTATTTTTTGTTGTTTGTTTTCTTGCAAATAATCTCTTTGCAAGACTGCCCTCTGTTCCCTCTTCTTTTTCTTCCTTCTGTTTTTCCTCCTGCATTTTTGAATTTGTTCTTGTTACTGTTCTTCTATTTTTTTTATCCTCTTTCTTTTCTTCCTCCGAAACAAAATAAACAGAACCACTATTGCTCTTTTTAATTTCCTCGATAACATCAAGAATCTTTTTATCTTCTGTTGCCTTTGACTTAGCAACAATTACTAAATCATCAACTAAATCTGGTTTTGCTCCTAATGTAATAGCGGCAAGCTTCGCTTCTGCAATGTCAGCACGTTCCTTTTCCTCAACAAGTCTCTTTGTGAGAGTTTTATTGGAATCGTTCGCTTTTTCTAAATCTGACTTTTTGCTTTCCTGCTCCTGTTTGTACTGATTTACTATTGTTTGTAAATCTTCCTTGCTTTCTACACCTAAAGCGGCTAAGATTTCATTCACACCCTGTTTTTTTGTTTTTTCAATGTCCACATTGTTTGTTTTGGATTCTTTCTCTTTCTGCTCTGTATTCACTTCTGCTTTGTTTTCTTCTGTGTTCGTCTCTTCAATGTTTGGATTTGTTTTATTTTCTTCCATCATCATTCTCCTTTTTTATACTTGCTTTTATTTTTGCTTCCTCTTGTTTCAACATTTCCACAAGAAAAGCTCGTTCTCTTTCTTTTTTCATCCTTACACTTTCATCGGGATTATGATTCAGTGTTTCCAAGACTGTTTTAATTCTCAGTCTCAAATTTTTTGTTTTATTATTGTCATATGTTACGGTGTATTCTCTTCCACATTTTGGACACCTAAAATAGGTTATCTTATATTCTCCCACCTTTTTGTTTTTGAGTTTAATTTTAAACTCTTTCTTACACCCATCACATATTACTCTCATATTATATCACCTCTTTAATTTTCTGTCAATACTTTTTCCACTTCTTTTTTATATTTTTCTAATAATTTTTCTCTCTTTTTATCCAATGATTCTGTCAATCGAATTCTTTTAGAATTTAATTTCTTTCCTACCTTACCACCCTCCTTTTTTGTTTCTACTGCCTGCATAATTGTTCTTGATAATGATTCTTTTATTTTTAATGTTTCTTTATTATCAATCTGTACGACTACGATTGATTTACATTCTAAACAAACAAAATATATTATATTTAAAACATTCCCTTCACCCTTTCTACAAACAACTACTTCCTTCTGTTTTAGATTTCCTTTTCCAACTACGTTATTATGTTTGCACTTATCGCACATTACATTTGTATTCATCTTTTATTCTCCCATAAAATCTAACGCATATTTATCTATATCTGGATATGTTCCTACAGGTGAACTATACCATTTACCTATTTTGTCAGCTATTGTACTCATATCATCTGGTATATATGCTTCAAACGTACACATACCATTTGGATGGTCTAATGGTAACTCATCTTTCTGAAATAACCTCCCATCACGACTTAAACACAACTGACAAGTTCTGCCATGTTGCCCCGAACTATGCCATATGTACCCTTTTACAAATGGGTCATTTTTATTTACCATTTCAAAACTTTGTTGATATGCATGGCTTATCATTGTTCTAGCCAACCTTTGTGCATTGTAATCTACGTTTCCAAAATAAAATGTTTTCTGTCTTCCTTCTGGTATTCTGTTTCCATCTTTATCTAAGACAAATTTACCCTTGCTATCTCTTTTATATTGTTGAAACTTAATTACTTTGCTTTTCTTTGTTTGTTGTGGGTTAACATACTGCTCTAGGTCTCTAGCAATCTCATAAGCACTTTTACCATACTTTGTACCATTTGCTATGATTCTATCTAGCTTTGTATTAAAATCTCTTGTATGCCCCCATATGGCTTTAGATAACGTCCAATTTCCTTTATATACATCACCAGAAGCTATTCTTTTTACAATCGTGTCTGGAACATAATAAAAAGCTTGTTCTATATCCTTAAACCCACATTTACTTAGGAATTTTCTTGTATCTTCTACCACCACCCTTGACGTATCTCTAATACTGTTTTTTATTCCTGTTTTCAATTCCTTATCAATTTGTTTTATCTGTTGTTCTATCTCTCGCTTTAACATAATCAACTGGACTTTTTCCAATTTGCTATATTTACCTATCTTCTTTAATTTCTTAGACACATCCTTATACATATCTAAATAAAGTTGATATATTTGTTTTTCCTGTTTCTTTGTTAATGTTCTTCTAATTTCTTCCGCTGACTTTAAGCTAAACTTAACCATCTGCATCACCTCTGTATGTTTTATGATACTTTAATTATTTTATAAGCTAACCCACTAACATCATCTATGTATCTTTTTTCAAACAATATCAATTCGACTTTCTTAATTGCTTCACTCTCTGTCTTTGCTTCAACAATTTCCTCCGTTAGATAACAATATCCAATTGACAAATTTTCATACACCAATATTCGATATTTTTTCATCTTACTATCCTCCTTCTTTTTGTTTCCTCTTTCTTGTAATTATATATTGACACAACTTTTATTATTTGTCAATAACTATTCTTCCAATTTCTGATTTATTTCTTCTTCTTCAACTTGTTTATTTACTTCAATGTCTTCCCCCTCTTCCTGTGTTCTGTCCTCTAAAACAGGATTTGCAATCGCTCCATCAAACATACTCTTTTCATAGACAATCTGTAAAATTTCTTCATCAATTTGTTGGTCAGTTATCAAATCCTCATGTCTATGTTTTTTCAGATATGATTTTACGGAACGTAAATTATTTTGCACTTCTTCCATGTCAGAGGACTTTTCTTCCAGTTCATCATCCAATAACGCATACTTTTCATTAATCACAATATCATATTCAACATCATTTAATTGTGGAATCTCATAAATTGTTTTTGTCATATCTTTGTTTAATAAAACAATTTCCAAAACAAATTTTATTATGTTTTCTATTGCAGGTTTCCATGTTTTAAACTTTTCATCGCATCGAACCATTAAAGAATAATATAACGCTTTGATTGATTTACCACTTGTAATTGTTCCTACTAATGTTTCCTCAGAAATATTTGGAATGTCAAGTTCATTGTACATTTCAGAATTAATTCTGTCAAGCGTATTTTTTAACGCTTCTGTATGTCCCATATCGGGTGACAATGTTCCAATCATTGGAGTTGGTTCATCCAAATTCATATTATGTTCTAAATCCCAGTAAGAGCCTGCGGAAGAACTAAGATTCTTTGTTGTCTCTCTGCTCATATCTACGGTATATCTAATCGGGTTCATTCCCTTTCTAACACAATCTACGTCTGCATTTGCCAACTTGCTGTAAGTTGCTTCTCCTTCTGTCAACTGTTTAACCTCTGACATACCTCTTTTATTCATTAATGTTCCATCATTAATAATAATCGCCACAGGTATTTGTTTTAAATCTGTTTTATGTTCCTCAATTAACTTCTCCGATAAAACCCCCGAACCTTTATAAATCGCAGAACTCATATAAACAGCACCATTGCGAACGGTATATTCATTCACCAAATACAATGAACCTCCCACTGTTATATCCTGTTCAACACATTCAAACGAAACAAATTTGATTAACTTATTTGTTCCATACTGATATTCATAATAAAATTGCAGACTATTATAAAAATGAATTGCAATTCCGTCCTCTTCTGAATAGTCTACCAATGCGGCTACCCTTTTAGCAACAAAACAATCCTTCGCACTTTGTAACAAAAGATTTGAGAAGCCACTATTCTTTAATACTTCATTTACTACTGTTTGCAGATACTCAACATCCTGTAAACTTTTATCGTCTGTCAACCTTGCCTTTACCTTGATTTCTGGTTGTTGCGAAAACATGAATCTTGCTTCTTTATCAATTAATGTTTTTATCTTTTTAAATTTATAATTTGATGGGATATAATCCCCCTTTGTCCCCTCTGGCTTGAAATCTGCCCCACACTGATAATCTAAAAAATACTGAATTAACTCATAAACCTCGTTTCTGTAAATGTTCCCTCTGTCTCCTTTGATAAAATTTCCAAAAATAAAATATGGGAATGTTTTGGCGGCAATCAAACAATCATTCGACTTTTGTTTTTCTAATCCTATTACATCAATGTTCATCCTTTACTACTCCTTTTATATCCATATACTACAATAGCACCCCAAAGGGTGCTAATTGCTATTTTTTATACTTCTTTGCTTTTTTTAATGTTGCATTTCCGAACTTACCATTCACAGTCAATTTAAACATTTTCTGTGCTTGTTCTTCTGCTTTTGCTGTATTCTCTCCATATTTACCATCAATCTTCAAATCGGCATCTACTAACCAATTAAGCAATTCTTGTACTCTCTTAATCTGTGTTGGGTATTCTGTATATGTTTTATATCCATCACCAATTTGGAAATATCCTCTTGGCGGCAATACAGGAAATACATCCTTATAGGTAGTTGGTTCAACTGCTTTTAAGAATAATGCTCTTTCGGCTTTTCTACGTCTTGTAAGACCTCTGTAAGCCCTTCCACCTGCCTTATTATAAGATAACATTTTCTCTGCAATCTGCTTCTTTGTTCTTGTTCCATTTGCCGTTAACATTTTAATGCTTCCAATGTTAAAACAAAAAGACACAAGTGCTTCAAACTCATTTTGATTCCAATGATAAATGTTATCATATCTGTTAACTAACGGAGAATACTTCTTTCTTAAGGATTCCAAAAGCCATTTGTTAGCGGTATCTTTTGTTATCCTCATGCCACTTTTGATTGTTCTTCCTGTGATACTCTTATCATAGTTTGTAATGCCATATCCAATAGTCCAAACTCCTACTTCATCCCTGTAAGCCTTTAGCTGGCATCCTTCAAACTTTTTTACAATTTTCATTCCTTCGCCATTTGCTCTAAATGTTTTCATCATTAACACCTACTTCTGGAATGCCTGCAATACTTGTTAAAACACTCACAACACCTGCTACAACACTTGCAGATACTACCATCTTCCAATCTACGGAACTAATTACTGTTCCTGCTCCAATAACACCAACTGCTGTTTGTGCCATTGTTTTAATTGCTCTAACTCCTGTTGCCTTGCACCACTTAATTGTATTCACATCTGGTTTAAATACACAATTCTTAAACATTATGTTTATTCTCCTTTCCATTTTCTTGTCTGCACATTTCAAAATCATGTTTTAATTCTATGATTTCCTTTCCATGCGTGTTTATTTCATCCCATTGTTTTTGTTGTGATTTACTAACGTGTTTTTTATATTCTTCAAAATCTCTATTTTGTTTCTCTAATTCTTCCGTAAGCTTTCCCATCTTAACTATTAACTCTGTCATTTGTTTTGTGTTTTCATTTAATGGCTTATATAATGCTGTAAATAAGCCAACTATTGCTGTCAATGCAACTACTCCATATCCAATAACAAGACTGCTATCAATCATATAAGCACCTCTATTATATATAAAAATTTATAGACCTTATATACGGGAGAACTTATTGTTATGTTTTGTCAAGTTTAATCACTCAACTTTTCTTCCTTACTATAATACCATTATAACAAGTTCTCCCTACTTCCTGTTTTTCTATATTCTCAATTTGTTCTGGCTCTTTTATACAAGATAAGTATACAGGTTTTCTATTTTCCATAATTGCAACGGCTAACTCTAAACCGTTGTATAAACCTATCATATAATCATCATGCTCGGCTTTTAAACTCTGCTCTTGTACATCCTTTACTCTTTTTAATTCAAATAATTTACTATTCTTAAATATCATTTCTACTCCTTCTTTGATTCTTCTTCACTTAATTCTTTCAATCCTTCTTTATCCTTCATTCATTCTATGCAATCACCACCTTTAAACCGATTCTGTGGATTTGTATGTTGCTTTCATCCATGCATCATAATTATTCTCAATAATTGTTGTCGGTGTTTTAACACTTAACTTTTTGTACTGTTCTATCTCTTCTGGTGTGAGGTCGGTTTCGATGGGAGATGTCATACTATAGAAGAAAATTGCATTCGTATTTTCACATATTTTCACGAGCGATGCACACGCATTTTCGTCAGAAGAAATATCTTCCAGCATATTTGTTGGAACGCTTAATATTGCATAATTATTACTACTGTCCGAACTCATAGCACATCCAACATTTTTTCCGCCCCATGTATTGTCAACATATCGTAAGATTGTAGATGTCATAACGTCATTATTAGTTTTCGGTAGACCATTTTCACTCGTGTAAAAATAAAATCCTGTAATATTATCAGCGTTTTCATTTATACCCCATGTATAAATAACTTTTATATCAGATATTGTGAAGCTTTTCAGCTTCTTCACCAGCTTTCCCCGTTCAACATCCACATAATCCGCAATATACTGCTGTCCGTTGATTGTGACGTTGCTACCACTTGAGACTGGGATTGCATTTAATGTGTATTGGAGAGTGACGGTCTGAGATTCAACTCCATCTTCATTTGTTACTTTAACTGTAGGATTCACAACACTCTTAATCTCCTGTGGATAATCTGGTGATGGAGAAGGCTTACCACCAGTGTATGGTTCATATGGTACTTTTGCTTTACCAACACTTAATATCGCATTTTTAAACTTAGTGTATGTTCCAACATCGTTGCTACCATCTTGGTATATTGTTACTTTTGTTATATCTTCTCTTAGAGTAATAGTGTGACCTTCGCTAATCGTATCGGAACCAAAATTACATTGTAATTTATTATTATATGTACCATTATATTCAATAACGTCTGCATCAAACCTTACCACTGTACCTGCTTTCAAATTTATTGGAAAACTTTTTGAAAATCTATTGGTTTCTGTTTTTAAAATACTGTATGTATCATCAGCATTCTTTACTAAACATTCATTCAACATATTGTCAATATCTATTAGATTTGCCCCTGTCGTACTTTCCTGTTTACTCATGCCATAAATATTAAATTCTGTTAGCACATCATCAAAACTACCTAACTTTGGATTACTCAATGTCAACTTTGTTCCCTCTTCTGTCTTCATAACATATCTGTCAGCTAACCCAAGACTACCATAAATTTTGTTATTAGGGTCTAACATTATCATATCATTACGACCATATATTTGTTCATTATTTCTATTATTTTTAATCATACTATCACACTGCCTAAAAATCAACACTTGCAACTTCAACGAGTCCTTCTTCTACCGCTGTAACCTTAACAATGTTTGTTGCTTCACTTGTTCCACTTGTTCTATCTTCTATGTTATTAAATACACGCTCCCAACTTCCTGCACCAATTATACTGTAAGATTCATTGTCTCCAAGTTTTACTGTGATTTGATTATCTGTAAAATTCTTAACCAAAAACTGACTACGTCTTAATGACATAGTAAACACAGTTTGTATACCAGCAGAACAATTTTTTTGTTGCACATCTTTCATATTATATTACCTCCTTTTTTATTCCACTTGCTATTGTTCATTTTCTCTGTTCTCCTTTCCACATTTCACATTAAATCTTATCCTGCTCTACTATTTGTTTTTTGTTCTTTTATATCTGCTACTGTATAGTTATCTAATGCATACCACAAGGCACTACGATATATTGACTTGGCTTTTTATCCATGTCCTCTTATAGTTGTTATTCCTATAAGTCTAGCATACCTATTAACTTTTTATAGTTTAGATTACGAACTTTATATTTTCCTTTTACAGTCCAATTCTTTTGAATCGCTTGTGTTATGTTTACTTTATTATCAAAAAATCTTCTTGCTTCTCTATTGGAATAAAAATAAAACTTTTTATGTGTTTCAATATCTGTTATAACTATAGACTGTAGTTTTTGTTTTCTGTTTATTTTCAGAACTTTCTTTAAGTCTGGACTATCTAAAACATAATATTCCTTTACTCTTGTATTAATACCATGTATTGTTCTGTTTATTGCTTTTTCTGCTTCGTCTACAGAACCAAACTTTCCAACAAAATTTAATCTGTAATCATAAACAAAACATTCCTTTCCATTCTGATTCCACATCTTAGCAACTGTGTTCTTATTACTCATATTTCCTTTTCTATTAGTCCATCTTAAATTGTTCCATTTGTTATTACATTTGTTTGTGTCTATATGGTCTACTTCTTTGTTTTGTGTTGTACATCCTTCAACAAAACCATAAGCCACTAATCTATGTACAAAACACTTCTTATATCTCCTTTTATTTTTTAATTTTAAACTTACTTGTTTATAACCTTTGTTATTTTTATTTTGTTTTAATTCTATTCCATTGTTACCATAAACACTTCCATACTTATCGACTGTATAAATATCTAATACTTGTTCATATTCCTTTGCTAATGTATTTACTTGCTTTCTTTCATACATTACTTGCAACCTCCTATTCTAACTTACAATGGCTCTTGGGAATATTATTGTTTCCTCAATTCCTATGCGTTGCACGTGTTATACAGCCATACACCATATAACTTCCGTTCGGATTGGCATTTCAGCCTTCCCCGATTCTTCCATCCTTTTATACACGCCTAGTGATGTGGTATTCTTAAACGTGTGTGGGTCAATATTAAATTGGTCATATATTGGTTCATCCTTTGTATCCTTTGCATAAACTAAATCTTTTAACTCTATGATTGTGTTTACACAACGAGGCGAACAAACAATCTTTTTAAACCTCTTTATTTTCTTTGTATTCTGTAATCTACTGCCAATGTATTTTTTGCACTTCTTAACATAGAAACCCTCTTGTCTGTAATACTTAATTGTTTTAGGCTCTGCACTATCACATATAATTGGTTTATCTAATGCGATAGACCTTTCTTTCACTTTTTGTACATCATCCCTTTTGGAAAACTTATCGTCTGTTATGTTATTCATATATACTTCATCATAAATATATAAAACCTTTTCTGCATCATCAACGCAACAAGAAATAAGTGCATTAAATGATGTTTCAAAACCAAAATCAAAACCGAAGAAATGGAATTTTGATGGAATCCTATGTACAACTGCCTTAAATTCTTTTGCATTTGTAGCAACTGTAAAATTCGGTAACACTTTTGTTCCGTTTGCTCCAAATTTACCAAATCTGGCTACTTGGTACAATGATTCATCAATATACTTTAATTCCTCCAGATTATCTATATATGATTGCGGCAAGAATGGGTTATCATCAACTGTACTATGATGATAATAAACACCATTCTTTTTGTTTACTAATGTCTTACGTCTATATAACTCTTCTTCATCCTGTACAGTCTTCTTGATAATTTTGTCTTCCTTCTTTTCTGTATGTGTAAAAAATAAATCATACACCCAGTTTTCCCTACCTACAGGATTGCACGTTAATATAAAATGCAATGTCATATTAGGCTGTCTAACACGTCCTAATATCTCTGTATAGGCTTTATAATTTAATTCTGAACATTCTTCCATCCAAACGATAGAAACCCCATGTATGGACTTTATCTTCTCTGTATTATCCATACCTCTAAATATAATTCTGCTACCGTTTGGAAAACGTACCTCCATTGGAGACTTAACAAACACTATTTTATTTCTGTCTTTGTCTTTAAACGATAACAAATCCATGTCACTAACAATTTGTTTTAATATTTCAAAACAAGAATCCTTTATCGTTGTAAATACATTTCTCACAACTAAACAAGTACGTTTTTCTTGTAATAACTTTAACACTATCTTCTGTGCTGTTGCTTGGCTTTTACCACTACCATAGCCACCAATTACTAAATACTTTTCATAATCCCAGTCCATGATGTAGGATGAAAACCTTTCTGATATTTTTACATCAATATCCATCGTTGTTCTCTACCTACCTCTACATAGTACAAAAAGCAATGTAATGATACTTTATATTCGCACCTACTACATTGCTTTTTGTCTATTAATAGTATACCATATTATTTTATTTTGTCAAGGCATTATTTTAATAATTCTAAAATCATATCTAAAACGTCATTTGCTTCTTTATCACTTTGATTCACTTCTCCTTCTGTACACATTCCCACATCTTCCTGTATTTCCTTGAGTGATAATGAAATAGTTGTCAGGCAAACACGCAAACTAGCTTTATGGATAACATTCAAGTCCAACTTATCCTTTCTGTCCAGCATAACAAAAATTATATCTCCTATTGCTGACATTATAATACCATTCTGCATTTGAACTTTATCAAGCTTCTCGATAATAATATCTTGCTTTGCTTCTTCTTTTGTTTTATCCCCTTTTAACAACTCCATATAATATTCTCTTGACTTTTTAATAGGACATTCAATACCTTTGTCTAAACATCTATGAAACAACTCTTTTGCGGTCATTTCTTCATAATTCTCTGTTCTTTCTTCTCTCATTTTGTTTTCTTCCATTTCTTTGTTTCCTTTCTTGATTAATGTTTTATTTATTTGTTACAAATGGAAAGTGTAGGAATCGAACCTACGACCTGTCGGTTATGAGCCGAATGCTACTACCATCTGAGCTAACTTTCCTTACTGGGTATGTTGGATTTGAACCAACGTATCTAGGAGTCAAAGTCCTATGCCTTACCGCTTGGCTAATACCCATTATGACGGTTTAACCTATACCACCGACAAGGTTTTAATAAAGGTGAAAAATCTATTTGCAAGATTATAATAACACAACCGTATATGTTTGTCAACAATTATTTTAATTTATTTTAATCAATTCCATTAAATGCTCTATTCATCAAATAAACATATTCGATTGCCATTTCTCTACTACATGGAATCTTCTCCATTATATCTTCCACTTGCCCTTCCAAACCATTCTCCCAAATGTATTTACCTTGTTTGGTAAAATACTCTGGATACCTGCACATTCTTTCTTCTATATCCATTTTCAATTCCTCCTATCATTAAAAACAAATATATATTTTATCATCTTCTGCCGATATATTATATATTTTATTTATATCATATTTTTTCAATTCCTTAACTGTCAACCTCTCTGCTTCGTGTCTTTGTCTATTGCTTGAATCAATTATAACTATGTTTGCATAATCATCATTAAACAGCTTTTTTATTAAATCCATTAAATCATTAATTACCATATTCTCACACCAACCTATTTATTTAAATATTCATATTCTTTTAAAAACTTACTCTTGCATTTATTCTCCAAATAAAACATACATTTATCACATTCAAAAACATTGCATACTACCGGTCTTGCAGTTTCCTTATTAACTGCGATACGTTCACCACTACATATAATCTCCACAATCTTCATTGCAAACTTCTCTTTATTCTTCATTTTTGTTTACCCCCTCCACATCAATTTCAAAACTTGAACAAATAGCTTCTACCATTTCATTAATTTCTTCTTGTGTAATTTCTTTCTTTTCATCCTCTGGTGTTCTTCCTGCATCAATTGATTCTAATGCTTCTGTGAAGTTATATCCTTTACTCTCTACCATACTTGCTATTTCTACATTTGTTCTTGTCATTTCTTTGTTCTCCTTCTTTTATGCTTTGTTTGTTTGCTTTCTCTTAACTTGTTTTAATTATAACACCTTTACTGTTTTATGTCAACAACTTTTTTTAATTTTATTCAACTTCTTCAACATTAAACTCTAATTCCTCAACATCATCTGTATAACCATTATCAATCAACCACTGTTTTACTAATTCGATTGCTTCTTCTTTTGTTTCTGCTTCTGTATAATCTCCTACCCAATTATCAAACTCCTGTGTATTGTTCTCTCTTACCTCAACATCGTATAACATAATATTTACTTCCTTTCTTTTTTGCTTTCTCTCTTAAATTGTCTTTATTATACAACAAACATCTTGTTTTGTCAACAATTATTTTTAAATTTATTTGTTATAATGTTCTTCTGCATACTTCTTAGCTGTCTTTAATGTTTTAGCTTCTGCATATTGTGTTCCATTTACATATAAATAATATTTACCGAACTCAATATCTTTTTCTATAACATAAGTTCCATTTTCTGTTGTCCATAATCCATTAATTAATTTATCTTTCTTAAATTTTAACATTGTTTTATCTCTCCTTTTGTTTTTGTTCTCTCTTATTAACTTATATTTATTATAACATAATATATTAATATGTCAATACCTTTTTAGTAATTTGTTTTATATTTATTTACATAAAAATAGGCACTCTAAATGAGTGCCTAAATCTTTCCAAATGTTTTCTGTATTCCTGTTCATGACTACACATTACCCTACTGTTTGCTATCTTTCAACTAAACTCATAAATTTTTTCAAATTTTTTTTGTTTGGTACTCCCTTATAATATATTAGTACATTCTGGTGAACATGTACCTGTTTTCTATAACTTCCAAACATTCTGCTTGCTCTTATTGGTGCAGAACCTAGTGCTTCTAATAACACACAATCATTGTATAAACCACAACCACACTGTTCCATTATTTTATTTGTCATACCTACAAGGTCAATATACACTCCATCTTCATTTCTTACATTGCCAACAACAATTACCGCAAATCTGTTATTCTTTAATTTATTTACAGTCTTTTGTAATATCATTTTATAAGTTTTCTCAAACTCAACAATGTTCATATTACTTATGTCTCTGTTATCATTGCTATATACTTCCAAATTAAAATAGGGTGGGCAAGTAAACAACAAATCGAAACTATCATCCTCTGCGTATTTGTCAATGTTAAGACTATCATCACATTTCCAAACCAATCCATTGTTCGGTTTTATTCTTAATTGTTTCGCTCTTTTCACATTTTCTTCTATTTGTTTTCTACTTAAATCTATGCCAGTATAATTATAGCCAAACTTATATGCCATCAGACCTCTTACTGCTCCACCTGCAAAACAATCAATAATTTTCCCACCTTTTGGACAGTACCACTTATACATAATTTCACACAATACTGGGTCAAACATACTTATACTATTCATTCCAGTAAGGTTACTACTAATTGTTTCAACACATCTTCCTTTTGTGCTATCCCCAACATAATCAAGTAACTGTTTTTTCTATCCTGCCAATATCCAGCTTTTGTATCTAACACACTAAATGGCGGAACAACATAATTGTTCAATAATGCATTTTTATTTTCATCATGCATCTTATAGTTTCCTTTTAGTTCATATCTTTGTTCTAATTCATCCCATTCATCCATATCTAAATTCCTCTTATTGGTATTTTTATTATCGGGTTATAATCAATATATTTCTTTTTCTTCTTTGACCTTCCTTTGTTTGACTTATCCAATTTAACTATATCATTCCCCCACTTATTTCTTAATTTTTCAAACTGTTCTTTTTCCCTTTCCATGCTACGATACATAGCACAACCACCTTTTTGCTCTGATTGTCTACATACATAATGATATTTGTTTAATCTCAATACTCCTCTATATTCATTGCAATTCTGTATAAACATATCATAGTCTTCCTTTAATGGTAATGTTTCATCATACCTACACTTCATACCTTTAAGAAATACACCAAAAGGTCCAAGAACAACACTGTTTGTACTAAATGGGGTATACTGCCTGTAAGACATTGTATCACTGTTTATGTTAACTCCCCACATTTTAAATCCCCATTCCTTACATAGCAAAGAATAACGATAAATGAAGTCTAACAAATCGTTTTGTTTTACTTTTACTTTCTCATATGCGTAAGAACCATCTTCTGACATTTCAAAATGCTCTATTGCTTTTAAATCATCATCAACAATACAAACAATATCTGCACCATTCTCAAATTCTGTATCTAATATATAATTTCTTACCCTGCTGACATTCCCCTGTATTCCTTCTGAACACTTAACAATGTTTTCTTCATGCCTAGGATTATAGTCTATATAACTCTCATACTCTTCTGGTGCAACATATACTTTGCAAAATGGTATATACACTAATGTTTCCACCTTATACCGTTTATATGACGGACAAACCACAACAATTTCTTTCCCATTATATTTCATTACCTTGCACCCTTTCTAAAGCTTGCTGACCGTCTAGCACCCTTCCTACACCTGCCCTTGTACCAAATGATTTTTTATTACCATTCTTCTTTGTAGGATATGCCTGTACCTTCTCAATGCCAAACACTCCTAATGCATTTAACCAATCTATCTTATTATTAAACTTTAAAACAATATAATTGTTTTCCTCATTTAACACTTCGGTAAAAGGTACTTCTGGTTCTACCTCCATTATTGCATCTTCCATCACTTCTAGTTCAAAACCAAAAGCTTCCATATCCATTTCTATAATTTCATCTAATGATTGTTTTAATAATTCTGTATCCCATTCGCTTTCATTCAACTTATTGTCCACTAACCTATATGCTTTTATTTGTTCCTCTGTGAGTTCATCTAAACATACAGTAGGCACTTGTTTTAATCCTGCTTTCTTTGCTCCTAATATTCTTCCATGTCCTGCTACCACACAATCGTGTTTATCAATTATAACAGGCTGTGTAAAGCCAAATTCTTTGATACTATTAGCTATCTGCTCTACTTGTTCTTTGTTATGTTTCTTTGCATTTTTCTTATATGGTTTTAATTCCTTTATTGTTCTATATGTTATGTTTAGCTTTTCTGACATATCTCTTTTATACTCCTTTCTTATCTGTTATATGCATTATTTGTTTACCACAAAATGGACAATACCAGCTATCAAGTGTTCCCTCAAACATAGCAGGAAACCATGATTCTTCTAATTCATAATCGCATTGTGTTATCCATGCATTTTGTTTTTGTTCTGCATTTGTTTTCTTTATTTTCATCCATCTACATCTATCCATGTTCTATACTCCTTTATTATTGTTCTGTTATGTTTTGTTGTTTCGTTCTAATATTGTTTGTTTATATATATTATATTAAATATATTTATATATTATATTATTCTGATACATAAAATGCACACTTTATATAACCACCTAAATTATAATATTTGTTTTTATCATATTGCTTTTCTAAGATTTGTTTTAATTCTTTTGTTCTGTCTTTATACATACAATTATTCTTATTACCGCAATTATTACAATTTATATTAATTACAAACATATTAGACCACCTTTCTAGGCTTCATATAGGCTCATATAGACATTCTATATATTTTTACAAGGCATTTATACCCTTATACCTTAAAATGCTTCTATGGCTCTATTTGACTAAATAATAAAAATACCTGCATCTGCTTTTGAACCTTTGAAATAATCTGCTTTTGAACCATCACCAGTGTTTATTGTTTTCATAATCCATGCAAGCGATACTTCTTTAAGCTGTCCACTTGTTGCAATTACTATTTTACCATTAAGAGCAAACCCTAAAGCAACATAGGTATGTATTGGATTCTTTTGTTCAATCACTACTTTTTTGCCTGCCTTTAAAGATTCTTTGATTACCTTCCTAATGTTTGTTTTATTGTTTTGTTTTACATCATGATAAACAGGGTTCTTCTTTGATATTGCTTTTACTGTTTTATACGCTCCATGAATTGCTACCTTACTGCCATTAAACTTATAATGGCTTCTGCAATACTTGTTTATTTCATATGGACTTTTATTTATTCCATAAATCTCTAATGCTTCTACAATAGCGGCAATGGAACAACCATGTTTTGATATATACTCTCCAAAACTATATTGTTTTACAACTTTGATTCTTTTGTTTTGTTTCCCATCGCTTAACACAACTGTCCATGGATATTTTTTATTTTTCTTTTGTTTTTTCTTCAACACAAGTCCTTTAACATATTTAGCATTTACATATCCTATGATGTCACAATACTGTACTTTTACATAAGGGATATTTTTATCCCATACATATTTTTTGCCAACAATGTTAACTACTTTATTCATTGGCACTGTTCCTAAAACCTTACCTTTTCTGTTTGGTTTTTGTCGAATACTCAATGAATTATATACGTTGCATATCATCACACATTCCTCACTTTATATATATAATACTTACTACGACTACTTCTACGCTTTCTTTCTGCCAGATGGGATATATTGCTTACTGTAGTTCCTAAACGCTCTGCAAGGTCTTTCTGACTATCACAAACACATATCGGGAACTCATACCTATCTGGTGTTGCCGCAACCCATAATACTTTTGGTTCTTTCTTTTTACTATCCTTTTGTTTTGTTTTCATGGTTTGTAAATATCTTCTCCCCAATCTTCTGATTCATCCTCTAAATCCCAGTATGCATCCTCATCTGATAATTCTTGCTGTTCTTGTTCTGTATTACTTTGCACAGGAACGAGATTGATATTGATACCCTGTGTAATATTTCCTGTATCCTCTAGAATGTCCAACCTGTCCATCATATTCACAATCTCTCTAATTGCCTGCACATCACCTTTAACACCTTTCATATACAAAGATACCATCAACAACACTTTATTTGTTATCTTCTTATCTGTTATGCCAAATGACTTTAAAACTTTCCTTTGTTTTTCAGATTGTACACCTAAATCAAGGATGCTTCTCATGCAATTTTGTAGTTCCATTTTCTTTCTATTATTTTCTTTTTTCTTCTCATGAGATTTTCTTACTATCTCCTGCATTTCTTCGGGTGTTCTGTTTCTGAAATTATATTTATCTATTTTTCCATCTTTAAAACTCTCTGGCATTTCTCCCTTTCTACCCAACTTTTGTTTCCCTCCTTTTTTGTTTTAATATTTAAAAAGGCGGTATTTATTTACCGCCTATATTTTAATACGACATAATCAATTAACAACTACCTTACATTAACCAACTTAACTTAAAGGAATCTTTTTTTGTGAACTACCATGCCTAATTTTTAAAAATCTATCTTAAACTAAACCAAGATTATGTCGTATCATTATTTAGTTTTGTTTTATGTTAAATGGCGAATATTTAATGGCTATTCCTTCCTCAATTATCCTTATGAGTTCCATGTATATAATATATCATAATACCTTTTATTTGTCAAGGTTTTTCTTGCATATATTCTTCTAATTCATACACATACTGTATCAATTCCTGCCACCTGCTTCTATCTACCTCTATCATTCCTCTTTTATTTACCTTAGTAAACCGTTCTCTTGGCTTTGGTATAAAATCCTCATTCATATTGTGTAGCTTCTGATAGGCTATCTTAACTGCATATGCTATACACATCAAACAAATTGTTATAACAAATGCGTCTATTGCATCACACTTGATATAAGCCACCATAACGACCACATACAAGACTTTTACTACTGTGCCTATCTCTCTAGCGTTTTTATATATAAAACCTGCTACACGCTCCACCAGAGCATTAAAACCACATAAGATAGCTTTTAATAAATTACATACCCATGATTTCATATTTTCTACGTTCAATCTCATTTGTTGCCCCCCTGTCTGCTAAATCATTTAATAAATCACTTGAATGTCCTTTTACCTTAACAAAATTAATATACATACCTTTTTCATAAATCAATTTTGCCATGCGTTCCCAAATTCTTTTGTTCTTAACTTCCTTACCTGTGGAAGTCTGCCAACCATTTGATTTCCATTTTAATAACCAACTATTAATTACAGGGTTCACAACATACGCTGAATCAGAATAAATTGTAACTTCTTTTACTCCTTCTCTGTATGCCTTTAATATAGCGGCATAAGCGGCTAACAATTCCATTTCATTGTTTGTGGTATCATCCGACCCACCCGTTGTTATCTCTGTTTTATATCCGTTCTTATAAGGTACTACCTCAACATAACACCATCCGCCAATGCCTGGATTTCCAGAACAAGCACCATCTGTATAAAAGGTTGCTTTTGTTTTTGGCATAATCAATTCTTCATTTTTGTTTTTACTCATTCTCCCTGTTCTCCCTTCTTTATCTCATCATAAAATACTATGGCTGTTTTTGCAAACAATTCCCAGATTGTTCTTCCTTCAAGATTTGTTATCCACTCACTATTTTTGTCCAAAAGTCCATGTGTATAAAAAACAAATTTTGTTTTATGTGGCTTTTTTGTTTTGTCTGTTTCAAAATAGGTATTAATCCATTGTGTTTTATACCCATGTTTAATTCTGACAGCCTGCAAAAACTTCTCTAATTGTTCTAAAGGAACTATTTCCCCTTTCTCATATCCTAACTTAATCATTTTCTGTTTTATAGGCTTAATCTTCCATAATATCTTATTAATCTTTTCTTTTCCTTCTTGCTTTCTACAATCAATCAATAACATTTCTTGCACTTTTTCACTCATTCTCATGTTGTTCTCTCCTATTAAATTAATACAGGGCGGCATTTCTGCCACCCCATTGTCAACCCTCATATGGGGTTATTTATTTTACTGGCTGATTAGATTTCCCAATCATCTTCATCGTCTTCTTCTTCCTCAACCTGTGCTTTTGTATTTGCTTTCTTTGCGGCTTCTGCATCTGCCTTTTTAAGAATCTTTGCATAAACATCTGCTGATTTCTTAGGTACTGCGGTTAATCCTCTATCTTTGCACATCTTGTAAAGTTCCTTCGCTGTCTTACCTGCATATGGGTCTGTTTCCTGCTCTTCTTCATCTTCCCAATCATCTTCTGCATCCTGTGCGGCATCATTTTCTTTCAGAACTGCGATTAATGTTTTCTTATCACGCTTCTTACACTTAGAAGAAATACCTCTCTCACAACATAACTTATAAAGTGCTGTGCTTGTCATGCTCTCATAATCATCTGCACCTTCTTCTGTTTCTTCTTCCTCTACTTCTGGCTCTGGTTTAGCCTTTTCCGCTTTCTTTCCTCTTCCCGGTTTCTTTGCTTCCTTCTGGTCTTCGCATCCTTCAAGCTTTGCTTTTAATCCTGCTAACTCTGCTTCCTTAATCTCGATTACCATTTCTAATTCTTTGTTTGTCATGTTTTTGTTCTCCTTTTCTTTTTTTTTAAATTGATTGTTTATCTGCTTTTATTTACATTTATATTATAGCATATGAACTATGTTATGTCAACAAGTTTTTAATTAATTTGTTCTAATGTTTTGTTGATTGCATCACGCAAGTTTACAAGTCCTTCTTTAGAAACAATTCCTAATCCATTCTTTAAGAACATTGTTGTGTCCTTTTCTCCTTCATGGATTACAATTTGTTCTGATACCGCATAACCTAATGTTTCACCATCAAGTGTTGCGGCTTCTGAAATCACAACATTTCGATTTTCTTTTGTCTGTGCTTTTGCAAGCTGATTATACTTTAATCTTCCCACTCTGTTTCATCCTCACTCTCTGTTGTTTCTGGTAGCTCTAATACCGCTAAAAATCTAAGAGGTATATATTCCTCGTCAACTAACCCTGTAATTTTATCAAGATTAACATTCTCAGTCAATGACTTAAAAGGAATAACTGCATTTCCATCCCTGTCAAAATTGATACCTCCGATAGTAAACATTCCTAAGCTTACTGACTCACCGCCAAGCTTTGCTTGAATTGTAATGTCTGTATTCAATCCCTGTAAGAGTTCTACAGACGTTACCACTTCATCATATCTCAATTTGACTTTCAACGTCACCTGTTTGTTTTTACCGATATTCAAACCCTCAAAGGTTGCTACACCTTTTTGTTTGAACTTCTTCTCCACGTTGCTTTTCTCCTTTCTTTTATTTTGTTTTTAAATTTTCTTTCCTGTTGCTCTCTCTCTTGTTCCATCTGTTTATAAAACTGTTCTCTTGTACTACGCATTTTATTAATATTTCTATTAACCTTTTGCGTATCTTTATTATATTCCTTTTCTTCTTCAATGTCAACACTTTTTTGTGAAAATGTTTCATTTTGTTTTGCTTTTTTATATTCTTGATACTCTTTAAACTCTTCCTCTGGTATCATAACATATACACTATCTGTTGTTAAAAACTGTAATGCAAATATAGGTATCTTGTGTGAAGTACAAGCATGATATTCTAATGCATTAATATCCTCTTGCTTCACGCTTATACTCTTGTTGTCTGTTGACTTTAGCTGACACATAAATAAATCATTTTCCCCATCTTCTTTCTGAATCCATCCTGCGCCAGAATTTATCGTGGGATTGATACCTAATCTATGCATTACTTCTGCTTCGTTCTTGCGGTAAAATCTTGTTGACCTTTTAGCCATTATTTCTTTTTATCCTTCCTTCCATATTCCATCATTAACAGTCCAATGTCTTATTTCGCCTTTCCACCATTTTGTTATATGCCTTTTCTTATTTCTTCCTGTCGCATAATAGACATTATCTTTTAGCATTTGCTCCAAATCAAAATCAAACAAAAAATGTTCTGATGGCTGTTTCTTCCCAAGCCATCCTCTTATTGCACAGTTTCTTTGTCTTGTATATTCCTTACCCATTATCTTATAATATTCTTTTTGCTCCAAATCTTGCAATTTTCCATCATACCATATAAGAACACCTTGTGCATTTATATTCCCACGATTAATTTTGCGACGTTTTCGGCTTTTATTTCTTCTTTTTAATTGTTCTTCTGTCAGTTCATAGTCTCTTTTTAGCATTCCATTATTACCACGAACTACCCCTTTTCTTTGAAATGTATTCGCCCGTTTATCATCCCTATTTCTACTTTTCTCTCTTGATTTCTCTATATCTTTTCTATACTGTTTCCTTTGTCTAATACTAAAACATTCTTTACAGTAAATATTTAATCCATCACTTTTATTTTTATTTTTACAAAACATATTCAAAGGTAATTCTTTTCTACATTTAGAACAAACCTTTGTACCTTTCTCAAAATCTGCTTTCATTCTGCTCCCTCCCTAAACTCCATCACCTATCCCTATACCTATCCCTATTATTTGTGCTTTTCTTTCTTCCTGTCTTGCAACATAGTCTAATATTTCTTTAATCTCACTTGCTTCTAACAATCCTATTTCTACAGTGATTTCTCTATCATCAATGGCAACTGATAAAGCACCCTCTAATGTCTCTGCAAGGTTCTTTACATTATAATTTTTCTTAATTAACATCTTCATTCCTTCTTTCTGCTTTCTGCTATTCCTTGTATCATTGTTTTGTCTTTTTGTTTTAACCTATCCCATAAATCAAAACCTGTTGTACCATCATAATCATAAAACACATATCCATATTGTGTATTTACTTTTAGCCATTCCTCTGTATGCTCTTTCTGCATGCTTGTTAATTGTCTTGCTATCTCATCATAATGTTTATCAGTCCATGCGCTATCATCTAACATATAATATAAATAGCTGTGAACTAATATTACTCTTTGCAAGAATTCAACCCTCATTGCTTTTGTCCAATAAATAGGAAATTTATAAATTTATATCACCTTCTTTACTTACTTTGTTGTTTTATCTTCTACTCTACTCCGTACAGGTCTGGGTCATTATATTCTTCCTCATAAGCCTGTAAAGCTTCTTCTTTTGTTTCAAACTCTTCTACTGTCTGGATTTCACCATTGTAAATAGCTTCATCCCAATCCATTCCCTGTTTCTTTGCTTCATCTGTTAATTCATAAATTCTATACATTTTGTTTTCTCCCTTTCTTTTTTTGATGTCTTAATTATAACATACGTTTTGTTTTATGTCAACAACTATGTTTAAAAAGTTGTTTCTATTGCGATATGCATTTCGTACATAATTTCAACAATAGTGTTTCTACTAACATCGTTTAACAATGCCTTTTCGATTTTCTCTAATTTGTTTCTATTATGTGAAACATTAAAAGTTTTGAGAACCTTAAAAGCATTTACTCTATATTGTCTGTTTTCCTGCTCCTGTGCATATCTTAACATTCCCATAATCTCTTTAACCATTTCTACTTTTCTCATTGCTCTCATTTTTGTTTCCTCCTAATTTGTTCTTTCTAATGTTTTCATTTCCTTTTGACAATTATATATTAACATATAGGCTATGTTTTGTCAACAACTTTTTGAAACTTTTTTAAAAACATAACAAAAATAAAAGGTGGCTGTTATGCCACCTGTAAATCATATAATGCTTTATAGTACTTGTTTGAACCTGTTGCCCTAAAACTATTAATGGTATCTTTTGTCATACCCTTAAATACTGCTATTGCTATAATCTGTTTTAAAGGAATATTTGTTTTTTCAAGTTTTGTTACCATCATAATACAACGATAAGAAAATGTTGCACGAATACCATTGTTATTAGCTTCTGTTCTTAAATCCCTTATAAAATCTACAAGGTTTTCATTATTATTTGAAATAGATAACTCAATGTTTCTGTCATATCCAAACTCAATGATTGCAAATCTATCTAATGTAGCTTGGTCTAATACCATTCTGCCAGTATACATTTCATCTGCCCCACTTCCAACTGTATTTCCTGCGGCAACTACACGAAAGTTTTTATGTGCATGAATCTTACCATTTGGGAACTCAAAATATTTATTTGCTATAGCGGCATTTAATAAAACTAATACCTCTGGAATACTTGCATCCATTTCATCAAGGAAGAATATTCCACCATTTTTGAAAGCTTTATAAAATTCTGTTTCATGATATGTTCCACCTGCATCAATGAAACCTGTTAATTTATATTCTTGCTGAACACTGTTCGTAAAATAAAACTCTAAACCAAGTTCCCAACTAATCTGTTCAAGTGTGAAGTTCTTTCCTGTTCCTGCTTCACCTGCCAGATATACAGGAATATCATTTTCAATACAAGCTTTAATTGTATCATACTGATAATGCTTTACTTCTTTTTTGTCCTCTTCTATTTTTTCCTGTTCAGGTTCTTCTTTTTTAATTTCTTTAATTTCTACTTTTGGAAGTTCAACACTATTGTTATTAACTTTAATGCCCTTCCTCAAACTATCTGTTGTTCTTGTTTCACTTCTAAAATCTTCTGGCTCTTTATATTGTGTCCCAACATTACTATCGTTGAACTTATACCAATATAAAATACCTTGAATCTCAAAACAATAAATGTTCTGTCTTTGCAATTCTCGAATCTCTTTTGTATGCCTTCTAAATGTTCTTTTTAATTTTACTGTACCAAAATCTGTTTTAACTTCTGCTATTGCCTTGTTTCCTTCTTTTGTTACTGATAAAATATTTCTTGTTTTCATTGTCTTATTCTCCTATCATTTTGTTTTATCTCTTTGTTGTATTTATAATAACATAAATACTTTTGTTTGTCAATATGTTTTTTAAAACTTTTATTTAGTTTGTTTTATAAAAGTTAATTAAGGTTAACAACCTTAAATCCTAACCCCTATAATCCCCTTCCCTTTACACCTATTATACTTCCTTTGTTTTGTGCTGTCAAGAACTTTTGTCAAAAAAATAAATGAGCTTCATATACACGCTCTAAGCCATTTTACTATTCTACCCTATAAAGATTACCTTTATTTATATAGAATTGATTTAAAACGTATATATGAAGCTCATATCAATACTCTAGCATTTATATTTTTCTATGTCTATAATTTCTTCCTCTTCTACTATTGCAGGAATGAAATAAGTTTTTTCAAACAATAATTTAGCATCACTGTTTCTTGCTGGCTGTCCATAAGAACTACCAAGATACTCACATTCTGGCAAACGCTCTATTAATCCAAACATAATTCTTCTTAGCATAGATGGATGAACCATAGGAAATGCCATTTGTTTTATATTCATTCTTTGTGAAGCATCTTTTACTTTTACAACAAGTGAAACCATTTTGGGATTTTTTGCATAACTATTATTTGTTGCAACCAAAGCAATGTTTAAATTAATTCTGTATCCATCCGATTCTAGTTTATTTACAAGCTTCAAAACTTTCAAAGACTGCTCTTTTATTGTTTCTGTTCTGATACTGCAATCATATGATATACTTTTTGTTATGCTTATTACTTTGTTTTTTACAGGTACTCTTTTGTTTGAAATCATATTTGTCGGAATACCTTGTAAATATCTAGGTACGGAACATTGATAACCTGCTACTCCATAACAATTTCTATTCTTAAATGAAACGCTTGTATTTACCTTTTTAATGCTTTGTGTAAATTCCTTTGAGACTTCATCCCATCCATGTAATAAAAGGTCTTCTGCGGCATCATATGACTCTGTACCAGTAAAAGATTCTCTTCCATATTCTGATTTTCTAAGTGGTTTAAATGTATCTGTTAATTTGTCCTCATTGTCACGAATGAAACGAGCCACTTCTGTTATACTATTAAAATGAATTATGTTATCCTTTCCTACTTTCTGTTTTACCATTGTTTTGTTTCCTCCTGTGTGTTTGTTTTCTCTTAACTTGGTTATACAATAACATATTTTTGTTTTGTTGTCAACACATTTGTTTTAATTTGTTGTAATAAAATAGGAGCATGATTTCTCATGCCCCATAATTCTCTACTGTATTTTTATATTTATATAATCCATATGTTCTGCCTCTTCTCTGAGAATTCCAATAATCTTTCCTCTACACATTGCAATCCTGCTTGGTATTCTCCATGCTTCTCCCTCCCATACTTTTACATTATGTCTTATGTCACAATCCTGCCAAATAGTTACAAGTTGATTATGTGAGAATATCCAATCAACCATTTTCCTAATTTCTAATGGTTTCTTATCATCTGTACTTCCCATTCTTACCTCCTTTGTTATTGCATCAACTTCTATACCTGTTTCAACGGCTTCATTGTTTAATTCTTCTGCTCTTCTATAATCCATTATATCAACCCTTCTTCTATACACTCTTGTAATTTCTCACAACCTCTACAACCAATTAAAGGACACCCTTCACAGGTTTTTCTTTCAATTCCAAAACAAAGTTCTGTTCCGGAGAATTTACAAGTTGACTCTAAACCACGACAACCTTTTTCAATATCTATTGGTTCGGGTTCATCTAAATAAAATATTTCTTTTAATTTGTTTTTAATAAAGTTAAACATTAAAATTTTTCCTCCTTAAATTTTTGTTTGCTCTTTGGTAGATAATACCCACACATTGCAATACAATAACTATCTGCTAAATCATCATTGATTTTACAAGGTACTTTCTGACCGTTTATTTTGACCTGTATAACCCCTTTAGTGCCTTTGCCCTTGTATTCCTCCACTATGTATTTTAAAAGCCCTCTTGACCGCATATAGAGGATTGTACGGTATTTCTCAGGGTTAATACCATATGGGTTTTCTAAAGGTTTACTACTACCCACTATTTGACTTTTCCAGAAACGTGTATCTACAGAATAAACAGGTATCTCATAAATGTTTGCAACATCTATTATCGTAGCGACTAACGCTCCTGTAGACTTAATATAAGCTTCTGACAAAAATCCTTGTGAGTGCAAACGAATACGCTCTGTAATGATTTTTACCTTTTTTTGTTCAACATATTTTTTTAGTGGTCTTTTTAACAACATTTCAATATATGTATATAACTCTAAACGCTTCTCTGTATTATTTTTGCACTCTCTGAAATCCAATGACTTCATCCTGTATATTTGTTTATCTTTTAATACTGTAATTCCAGTTCTAGTGTACGACTGGTCTATACCTATTACACACTCTTGCATAATGCACCCCCTACACGAAAGGAATTATCATATATTCCTCTTTATATTTCTTTGCAAGTTCTCTGTCATTGTGCCCTTTATCTGGTTGCTCTATGTCCTCAATATAGTGCATCTGTTTATCTCTAAACCATTCTTTGTCAACAAGGATATAACCAGAACCGTCTAACAGATATAATAAAAGTTTTCCTTCTGCCTTACCACAAAAGATATATCTCTTTTCATTTTTTCGCCCTTCCTTGTTGATTGAAAAAATATCTCCAAATTTAATTGTCTTTTTCATGTTCTTTTAAAAACCTTTCCTTTCTTCTTTTTGCTAAACCTCTTTGAAACCTTTGCTTTTCTTCCAGTGTATTTATTGGTTCTGTTCTACCTTCCAAATAATTTTCTCTCAAAACTCTTAATTGTATATTTTCTTTGTGTTCCCTTATCCAATCCTTTTGCACTGTTTTAAATTGTTGCAATGTCTGATTCCAAATCAAATATTTATCTCCTATTCTGCCGCAATATTGGCAAACATATTTGTTTCCACTTTTGGTAAAAAACCTAAACAACTGTCCTGCTTGTATTTTATTGCAATCACTACACCCCATTGTTTTAAGTTGCGAATCCTTTTGAATATATCCAATTATATATTCACTTATGTTATTGTTACAACCATATCTATAAAAGTTTGCTTCCTTACACTTTTCTACTTTGCTTTTATCAAGAAATATACAATTTGCACAACATTTCCTTTCTAATCTTTTAACCATTCAATACATTTCTCCTTTGTTGTAAATACTGGATATAAGTCTGTTGTTTTAAATCCATTATTTATTGTTTGATTACCAAACCTATAATGATTTACTACCTGTCCATTTTGTAACTTCTCATTCAGTTCCTTATCTGTTGTGCATTTAAGTGCATAAAAATGATAACGTATTCCTTCTGTTGTAATTGTTATCATTTCAACCCTACCTTTGAATATAATGTTTTTCTTTCCACCCTGCTTCTTTGCACAGAATACAAGGTACACAATATCATCTGGTTCGCACAACACATTTGCCAAATATGACACTTTGTTTCTCTCCTTTCTCTTGTGAGGATTCATACACTCCTTATCTTCACAATCCATGCAATCAAGATATGTAACATACATCCCCATAGGTTTACAATACTTGCTTATGTTATCACCTCACTACTTTTGTTCTCTCTATTGTTTACACCTATATAATAACATAAGGGCTGAACAATGTCAACCCCTTTTTGTTTTATTCCTCTACTAATTCAAAATAATGCGCTAACCATTCAAACACAAAAGGTAAATGATAAGAACCAAACCCTATCATTTCATAATCTTGTCCTACTTCCTTATAATGGATACAAAAATATGGTTTTAATACGGAACCAGAAACAACAATCTCCGCTTTTGTTACCCTAATCTTTCTATCTAATTCACTATCCTGTACTTCATTATTAATATTTAATAATCCATTTCTTGTTTCATCATGTTTAGCCATTTTTATTTCCTCCATTTGTTAATGATTTTAAAAAATAATTTTAATCCAAATTTAAAAGACACAACAAGTATTGCAAGATAAACACAAATAATCGGTGGCATAATAATTGTATACATGACGAATTCCATTATTCTATCCATATTAAATCCTTTCTTTCTCTTTCCCATAGCAGACTTCTCTCATGTTACAAGCTTCTGCCATTTTGCAATTATATCCTGTACAATCCTTTGCCCTCTTAACTAATCTGTTATGTTTCATCAATCTATATTTTGCTTTCTGTATGTTTTCCAACCGCTTAATATATTTCTTTATTTCCTCATAATTATACTCATAACAAAATACTTTGATTTCCTGTGTGTTTTTATCCTCACACAAGACAAACCCTTTGTGTATTCCTGTCAAGTGCATATACAACTGTAATTGCTTTCTACCTGTTTTATGATATGTTCCTTTATCTATCATATTTTTAAATTGATATGTATTTACTGATTTAATCTCTACAACGTATCTCTCACCGTCTATACAACAAATTATATCGGGAGTATAAGATAAATCGTATTCATCACGAAAACGGCTGTAATCGCAATCTAGCGGCTCACACAAACCCCCTCTTATAAATAATCTTTGCCATTTCTCATGTATGGCATCCCCCTCACTAAATATTCTTTTTAATCCTACCTGTACTTGTTCCCCTTGCTTTTGTTTGTAAAATATGCTTAATACCTGTTGCCGCAAACAAAACTTTTTATCTGATACAATAATAGCAGATGCATGGAGTCCTTTCCTTTCTGTTGTCTCCGCACCCCTTGTCATTACAGAACGTAAGAAAACCAATTCCTGTTCTATATTTTTATCAAGATAATGCAAACTATTCAATTTATGTTCTAATTCTGTTTCCTGCGTTGATTGTATCCGAGTAAATGTTTTCTTTGCTTCCTTTTTAATTTCATCTAAAAGACCCATTGTTCTGCACCTCTATTGATATTATATCTTTTTTTTGATATTTTGTCAAGTCAACAAACCTTTCTACAACACTTTGCTCGTTTGTATCATAACAAAAAAATGTACATATCGTATTATATTCCAAATCACTCCTTTTATATCGTAAGCAATAAAAATTTAATCCAGTTTCATTCATCCTTTGTATTTTTCTCTCCTTTCTATCATGATTTCTTTTCTCACATCCTGCAAATCCTCAAATGGAATAAACCCTCTATCATAAATCAATGGGATTTCACACTCGCCTTTTGGATTACAAACTTTTGATTTTACAACCTTGCACTTCATAATCATTCCGATAGTTTCTTTACTTGCTGTATTATATGGGTTATGATTTGGAATATCAATATATCCCTTTCGTGCTACTTGTATTCTCAAAGAACAACTATGTTTTAATTTATGACCGCCCGGAGTTTGTATATTATCTCCAAATGGCAAGGCGTTCATTTTGTCTCGAATCTGATTGATAAATATAACAGTTGTTCCTGTTTGCTCTATTACATCCTCTAAGGTTGGTAAATATTTATCCATCAACCTAGCGACACCACCAATTCTTGTTTCTTGTTCGCTATCTGTATTTACAGCCTTTCTAATTTTGTCTATATCATCCTTCGGTTGCATTGATGGTACACTATCAATAATGATTAATGGGATACCTTCCTCTGCGAATCTAATTGCTCTATTAAATGCTTTTTCACCATACCTTGCTCTGTATACTAGCATTTGTTTCGGTTTATTTCCAAACACTTTTGCTCTATCTGAATCAAATGTTCCCTCAATCGGAATATCTAAACAAATTTCATGTTGTGAGCATAGATGATATGCTAAGGAAGTTTTTCCTGCGGATTCACCGCCAAAGATTTCTATTGTTCTTCCTTTCGGCATACCTCCACCGATTATGTTATCAAGCTCTGGTAAACCTGTGCCCCATCTAGGAATTTTCAAAACACCATTTTTGCTTCCTAGACTATACACAGAACCATCGCCCTCTTTTTTTGAGATTTCCGAACATAACTTCATAATTGCTTCTCTATTCATTTGTTTCATTTTCTTTTCCTTTCTTCGTTTCCATCCATCCAGCACTCACAACTTGTACAATAATCTACATTATCTAAATATAAATCTGAATCGGAATTGTTGCAAAACAAAAATCCTTTCGCAAATTCGCTGTATAAACAATTTGAACAACACTCTGGTTTATCTGGTCTAATAATCTTCATTTTTTAAATCCTCCATTTCCTTTGCGCTTATCCCAACAATACCTGCACTTTCTTTTGAGTCTGTTGCTTTAAAAAATGCCCCCTTTCTTTGTGGGTACATAAACTCAAACATAAGATAGTTCATTGCATCTAACAAATACTCTTTGTTTCCTGTTTCATTATATTTCTCAATACATTTCTCTTCTGTTTTTAATGCATCAACATACCCTCTACCAAAATTCTTTGCCGCTGTACCATATTTATAAAATGATACCTTAACTCTGTTTTCTCTGAGCTTATCTACTTCATGCGAATACTCTTTTTCCGATATATAATTATTCATTGTTTTTCCTCCTTACTTAGCCACCATTGTACTATTGTACTTCACAACTCTGCTAATATATCTCTTCTCATTAAATTCTAATGCGCCTTGCTCTTCCAGAATGTTTATCACTCTACTTGTCACTGCTCTGCCTTTACATCTATCATAAAAATCATCATAGTCTAAAAACTTGCCGTTCTTCTTCCTTTCCATTTCTATCTCTGTGGCGGCTTTGTCTCCTATTCCTTTAATAATACTCATACCTTGTTGTATAACCATTTCACCATCATAATTTCTCAATGAGGTTCTGGCTGTCTGGTTTACGTGAGGCAACATAACCACAACACCATCTTTCACAGCACATTCTGCATACTTAAAAATGTTTGCTTCATTCAATGCATATTTCATTTTTACATACCAAAATTCTGTTGGATAATGTATCTTGTACCACATCTGGTCTACACTGATTAAAGAATAACCTGTACTGTGTCCCTTATTAAAACCATAGATTAACATACTGCTCCATAAACTATCTGTCTGCTTTCTTGTTAATCCTTCGCTTCGGCAACCCTTATAAAAATCTTTCTTCATCTGTTCAATAATTGGTATGTACTCTGGTTTTGTTAAAT